GTACCCATCTCAGGCTTACCTTTAAATGCAACAGAGTTATTAGCTAATGCTCTCTGTCCTTCATTCTCCCACCATTGACCTGACTTAGCATGTCTCATTTGGTCATCGCCTAAGTTGGATAGTGATATAAGAGCAGACCTACGTACACCACCTACAACTACAACTTCTCCAATCTTGCACATCAAGTCGTGACACTCAATAGGAAATAGTCTTCTACCTTTAGCACCCTTGAACTTCTGTATGCAGAACTGAAACAACTCAACTAATGGTGCAGGTCCTGATGCCCTACCACCAAATGTCTTTAGTCTTGCTCCTGCTGGTCTAACCTGTGATACATCCCAAGTAGGCACTTGTCCTACATATAGCATAGCAATTAATTCTCTCAAAGCTTTTGCCCATCCGGGTCTGCTGTCACCAACAGTAATGATAGTAGTGCTGTCTTCAAAGTGCTCATTAACTATGGGTAGCTTGTCTACATTCTCTCTTTCAACAGAGAAACCTACACCTGTGCCACACATAAGTATGTACATACATTCATCGAATGAACGTGGACTATCTACAGGTATGTAGCTACAATTATAACCACCCACATGGCAACGGTCTAAGGCAGGTCCTGCTGTCATTAAGGCTCTCATGCTAGGCATCACACCTAGAGACATTATTTGGTTTGTAAGCTTCTCTTTTAAAGCTTTACTGACTGTGTAATTATAGTTCTTAACTAAATGGTTATCCATATAGTCAAAGTATCTATCAACAGTCTCACCCCAATTCTCTCTACGTTGTTCGTCATCCTTCCACCGTGCATAGCGAGAGAGTGCTATAAAGTTTTGGTAGTCGGTAGGTAAATAGTTCTGTATCATTTATGTCTCCTCACTAACTAGTTTCATATTCTTAATATTAACACCTTCTATTTCATGGAAGGCTTCTCTTACATATTCTTCAATCTCCTCGCTGACCATGCCATCGGCAGGTACAGCATACTCATCAGGGTCTACAGAGACTGTCATCATTATCTTAACTCTTATCATCGTAGACCTCAATGAGTTTATTCAGATACCACTGTGCTTTCTTGAGGTCTTCTACACCATTCTTGTATCTGTATCTCCATAGATACTTAACTATATTACCCTGTAGATAATAATCAAACCCATCTACTAACATAGCTTCTAAGGCATCAATAGTTTCAATACCTGCTTTGTTATAATGAGTAGGACTATTAACCATGTCTTCCATTTCGATATTATCAGATTGTGCCATAGCCTGTTTCTCCTTTTCTGCCATATGATTCATGTATTCCATGTGTCTCATATCTTTTATATATTCTTTTTGTGCCATTGTCAATGCTTAGTCTCTGCTTTTCCAAAAGAAATATGTATTACATTATCATCTATCTCAGTGACTGTACTTTCTTTAGTCTTATCAGGTATGTCAAACACATCTTCTATAGGCAGGTGCTTATTAGCTTCTTCCTCTACTGCATCTCTGAAGATTTTATTCTGCTCCATCAAAGGAACAGTAGCACATATCTGCCTAGTAAAATTTAACATAGCTTCAAAGTCTTCATCATTTAATGGATTCTTTTTACCTACCATTATGCTAAGTGACACATCACCTGTCCAACCCTTACTGTCTACATGAGGTTTTATTTGTATAACAAAGTCTTCATCTTCTAAATATCTATCATTAATCATTTTAGTCTCCTTACTTTTTTACCTGTGAATTTAATTATCTTTGGATGTTTATTCTTACCTTTTTCTTTTAACCAATCTTCAGGGATTACTCTATCATAGTACCTGAAACCATACTTATCACACCATTGACCATACGTAGACTTAGCACCTTTACTTAACTTACGTCTGCTATTTTCAAAGACAAATCTGATATCTAATCTTGGATGTTGTTTCTTAATAGCTAAATGTTTACGTCTATCTATAGCAAGAAACCTTCCCTTTGTCTCAATGATAATCCCATTATTTAATATGAAGTCAGGGGTATAGGTTCGGTAGGCTAAGTCTTCCCATTCTATCTTGATAGATTCATAATCATAATTATAATTTATCGTATCAAGAGACATAGAAACTTTATGCTCTAATCCACTCCTATACCCATACTTATAAGCAGCACGTGTTGCCTTGTGAGAAGGATACATTATGCTACCTTTATATACTGAACCATCTTAGGTTCTTTGGCTAATGACTTCTGTGCAGGTAACTCTTGCAGAGTATCCCAACAACTATATCTGAAGTCACAAAAGGTGCAGTTCTTATTAAGAACAAGATTACCTGTAGCTTTACCTCTAAAGGTTTCTTCTTCAGGCTCAAAGCACCTAACTAACTCTTTAGCATTGGCTTGTTTAACAGTCTTCTCGATGTTACCTAAGACGTAAGTTGTATCTGCACTTCCTGCTGATACGTATTTGAACTGTCCATTAGACTTGTTCACTACCCACCAACCACCTATGTTTTTACCACTTGCTTTCGCATATCCAACGAGTTGACCTACATAACCAAAGCTATCACCACTAGCCACTGATTCAAATGAATCAAACTTATTCCTATATGACCAATCTGATGCAGACTTTATATCGTCAACACAATCATCGAGTACAAGGTCATAAGTTCCTTTTACGTTGACACCATTCTTCAGTTCCAATGTAACCTCTTCACTATCTTGGTATTCAATCTTAGCTTCCTTCAATAAACCTTTAAAGATAGCTTCAACTACATCACCAATCATCATTGTCATCAAGAAACTATTACCTTTTGGTAATGCTTTCTCAGGGTGGTTCTTATCAAACCAAAGCTGACAAGAAGGCTTACCTATGTTAGACATACGTAATTTAAAATCCTTCCTATCATTCTTTGTTCCGAACTGACGAACCATAGCTTCCTTTATATCGGATGCTACACCCTCAATAGTATCTATCGACATCTGCTTCTTGGAAGCAAGTATATCTTCTAGTAACTTATGTATCGCCAATTCAGCACGGTGATTCATTAGCTTGCATCCACTTCGATAAAGTCTTCAACTATATCTTTCATGTCTGCATCTGCATTACCACCTACGTTGGCATCCCACTCACTAACTATATACTGATTATAGTTTTGTATCCATGACATGAAATCTCCAAATATAACTTGGTCTTCATCAGACAAGTCAATCTTATTGGCTACATCTAGTGTAGATACAGGTAAGTAGAACACATTACCATTAGGTAACTTACGTTCCTCAGTCTCTAGTGATATACTATGCTGAACAGGAAGTCTCTTCAACTGTGCCAACTTAGTAAAAGGTTGACCTACAGTCTTGAAAGCATCTCTATTATCTATCTCCCATATAAATGGTGTAGTCTTAAAAGATATCTTTTCACCCTTGTCATTGCATGGGTCAAGTAAATCAACAAGACCAAATATAACACGCACTCTTTTAATCTGCTTGATTAAGTCTTGCGTTTTCTCAGGTAATGCTTTGAAGTCTTGAATATAACCTGCTGGTTTACCACAGTTAAACCCACCTTGATTATCTTTTAAATCTAGGTTAAGTGAATCTGCCATAACAGTCTTGTGATAGATGCCCATAGGCTCACCCATCTTTGCGTTCATATTCTTAACGAACCTCTTATACATATACCTTTGCATGAAAGGTCTTATCTTAGCAGTCTTACTGTAGTAAGTATCGCCATCAGGTATCTCAAGCTTATATGTACCACCTTCAACTACCTCTACGTTTACATTCTTACCATTCATCTTGGTCTCACCCATGATTGCTGAATGGTTTATTCTGAAACGTGGTAGCTGTTGAGTCTTCTTATTATCTGAAGCCTTAGTACCTTCACCTGCTATCCCCATTGCTTTAGCCATAGCTTCGTAGTTATTTGTATCAATCGTTACTAAATTATTATTTTCCATATGTATTGCTCCTTTCTGTGCGTCACATGTTTCATAGTTATATCAGCTAACATCTTTCGTGTCAAGCCAATTATCACCTATTTTTGCTTCAAGTAATAATGGTACATTGAACTCTATGTTAAACTGTTGCTCAACAATAGATTGGAGACTACTGTTGAGTAGTTTGATGAGGTATAACACTTGAGTTATCTCATCAGGGTGTATATCAACCACCACAGAATCATGTACTGAATTAACAATACATGACTTGTAGTTGGCTAACAAGTTCTCCATATGTATCAACACAATGGGAACTATGTCGGCAGTAGCAAAGCTCTGTACAGGATAGTTCTTTATCTGTGTAAAGAAGCTTACTGTGCCGTT